ACCTTGATAGCGCTTAAAGAACTGTGTAGATGGGCTTGTAATGATCTGATAATTAGAGTCGAAGAATCCGCGCCAAACTTCTACTGTTGAGCCTTTGATGTTAGACCCCAAAACTAAAAAAACATTTGTCGGGTCTATGCCAATCAACCCAATAATCATGTCGATAGAAGTCGCTTTTATTTCTCGATTGACTGCACCAACGGAAAGAAGGCTTCCCAAGCCAAGAAAAGCAATGCCATCGGCAACGACTGGAGCTGCTGCATTGCAAAAAGTATAAGTTGCAGTAGAGGTCGTGAGTCTGACAAATTCACCGTGGGTAATGCTTGCGCTACTAAGCGCTGCCATAGGGGTACTCATTGCACATTCTCCCTAAAGACAAAATCCGAATCCCAATCGACAAACGCTCCGTTGGTCATGGGTCTTAGCGTGTACGTCGGACAAACCTCAGCGACTACTGAGAACGTACAAGCAGAACCGACAGCAGTAAGCGTACCAACTGTCGGCGTTCCAATAATTGGTCGATGAAGCGTTGCATTAACGGTCGAGCCCGAACCCCTTAAAACTTGAGTCGTAATTTTGTAGGGGTAACTGCCAAGCTGTATGAAGTCGCCAGCCTTAAACACAATAGTTCCGCTACTGACCGCCGGAAGATTACCTATAGCAATCTGTGTGGCATTGCCAGCCGGTAATGAGGCAAGCGTAAGCGCTGCGGCCTGAGCGCCGCTAAGCTGCCCTTGATAAGCGGTAAACCACTGAAGGTTTGTGGAGCTAAACGTAATCGTTGCCGCTGTCTGCCGATCGAGGTTGTCAATCGTCTGAATTACATCTCGAACCTGGGGATAGTAAAGAAACGAATGTGGTTTGACTGTAAACACCCAAGGAACGGATGTAACGTAAAGCGCCGTTCTTACTTGCCCTGATCTTGAGTATTGCTGCCCAACCATCCGCCGGTTGTTAACCGTGATTGTTTGGCTGATGTCTAAAATGGTTTGGAAGCTCATGCTCTGCCTCGCGGTGAGAGCGATTTCTGGGCGTAGGAGTTAGCCGCCCAGACCGCTCGATTGCTGCCCATGATTCTTTCCTCGAAAGACTTAACGTCGATTGCTTGTATGTTGTAGTTATTGACTGTCGATGTTCCGCTCATTGCGTAAGACGGAACAACCTGACCGGCCATGCTTGGAACAAATAGTTCCGGCCCTCTTTCCCCTACAAGATACGGAGCTCCAGAGTTAACCGGACCGCCACCGGCTCGCTTACCAAAGAGACCACCAAGAACGGGAACGTTAGACATAAAGTTTTCAAACAATGAGGGAGCGCCCTTCATATCCGATTTAAAAATTGTGTCTAGAAACTTATCCAGCGAGCGAGAAGCTAGCTTTTGCAGTAAAGAGGAAAGGGCTGACTTGAATGCCTGCGCGGCAGACTTGCCAGACATAAAAGCCTCGACAATCGTTGAGCCAACTGATTTGAACCCGTCTCTAATATCTTCCAAAAGCTCTAGTTGTTCCTCGCTTGCTTTTTTCGTCAGATCCATTGCCTCTAGTTCTTTGTTTGCAGTGACTTCTGCTTGCTGGCTAAGATCAAGCATGACTTGCATACGCTCTTTTTCGATCTCAACTTCGCGCTCGTAATCTTTAACGATCTGGTCTTGGCGCATCTTGCGGAGATCTTCCATCGCGGCCAGCTCTTGATTGGCTTCTTTTGTAAGCCTCTGCATCTCTTCTTGCTGCTCAGCTTCCTCGCGCCGCAGACGGATAATTTCCTCCATCTTTGCAAGACCAGCAGGGCCACCTTGCTTTGCAGCCTCGAACCGCAACGCCGCTTCTTCGCCTTCTTTTAGCTTAAGAATCTGCGCGTCTAAGCCTTCGAGATAAGTCTTAAGTGCTTTCGCAGCAGAATCAGCGCCCGAGTCTTTTACAGCCTTTACCCTTGTTCCTGACTGCCTGCCGCCCTGCGTGACACCAACCACCGGAGCAGGAACCGCGGGCTCCTCTTCGCCAAATCCGAGGAACTTTTTAACGCCCATGTACGCGTCACGCGCTTTACCCATCAGCGTTAGAAAGCCGATCTTTGCCTTCTCAGTCATCTGGTCGATAGCGTCGCCTATCTCACCGATAGCCAATACACCCTTCTTTGCTTCGCCAGAGAACTTATCGGTGTTTCTTGAAAGCTGGTCAATCTTAGTTATATCAAGATTGCCAAACTGTTTTCCAAAAAGCTGCACTTGTAATCGAGCGCGTTCCGCGCCTGCGCTCATGCCAGAAAGAACCGACGTTAGGTCTCGGAAGATGTCAATCTCTGGTCTTAACAAACCACCAGCGTCGGCAATACTTACGCCCAATTCTTTAAACAGATCGGCCTGCTCTTTTTGACCATCAGCGGCAGCACCAAGCGTTACCGAGAACCGATCCCACATCTGCGCGGCGTTATCGGCTTCTTTTCCCGATTGAACCATCGCGCTTTGTAAAGCTAAGACTTCCTCAATCGCTAAACCCGAACCCTCAGCGAAGTCGTTAACCGCATCCGCAGCTTTGAAAAACGAAGTGGCAAACGCTCCCGCAGCGGCAGCGGCAAGCAACATAGGCTGGCGCAAAGCGCCCATGGCAGTGCCGAGAACATCGACACTGACTTTCATTTCGCGGGTTTTGGCTTTGGCCCTGTCGATCTCTTGAACGAACTTTGCGCTCTCAAGACCTAGCGCGACTTGTAGGGCTGCGATTAGCTTACCGGCCATTGTTTCCCCCTAAGATGTCTAAAAACTCTGACTTGAACCCCGGCAGACTTGTAAACGCCAGGAAGTCTCGCTCTTGTCTTGTCATGTAGTTTGGAGGGACGAAATACTCCTCCAGGTGCGGGAAAAACTCTCGACTCTTGATTGGGTTTTTTGATAGCGCGTTATAAACAATCGCCATCAAATGCGAGATCAACATTAAGTTTTGTCTCGCGCCAATCATGCCATCGCGGTACATCAATTCTAACTCTCGCGTGGTCACTACATCAAGGCTTTCTATGACCTCGGGAGACTGACCGTTGAAGATCATTGCCGCCCGAATCTGCCGATATAGTGACCGCTTTAGTTTTTTTCGACTTCCTTGTAGTCTGGGTTTACCGCCTTTTCGATCAACTCCGTCAGATGCTTAATCTGCGCTGGAGAGAAGGCTTCAGAAATATCCTCGTACGAAAGTGCGAACAGCTCTTGCCCTTCCTCGAAGCCGACTAAGTTGATAAGCGCAATCTCGCGCATGATCTCTTGGGCTTTAAACCGTGACGCTTCTTTTAGGCTTCGGCCCTCAACCACAATGTCATCGTCTTTACGCTCAACCTCTACAGTCTTATTGATCTTGTAGAGTTTCTCAAACGTATCGACTAGCTTTGTGTATTCCTGTTCTAACAGAGCATCAGGAGGGTTTTTGATCTTGCCCTCAAGCTCAAGCATTTCCTTCCTAGTAGGAAGATAGACCTTTAGCGCATGACCAGCGAAATCAATGTCTGCGTATTTCTGTCTTTGGAACGAAGAACCAAACTTATCTTGTAATCTCATTTTCTAACCTTTGCTCGTTGTTTTGCCGCCCAAAGATCCATGTGAGCGCTCATGAGAGACGCTAACCGATCAAGCGCGGAGCTTGCCATTGATTGAAAACTGTTTCGTATAAACGGCCTAGCAGGAACCTCAGCCGTACCGAATTCTATAGCCTCTGCTGCTGGTCTGTACTCACCCTTAGCATCCCTGTAGCCAACACCAACATCGACAAACCCGAAAGCAACTGTATCGCGGCTGAGATATTTTTTAGATTTGTCTTTACGCGTTGCAACCTTCGCGCCGTTGCGAACCTTGAGTTGCAGCTTTCCAGTATCGACAGGAACTCTTGCACGGATCGCCGCTTTTACGGGCTCCATCGCAGACTTAAGACCGGGAAGTAAAGACCGTCTGGCTTTGGTCGTGCCGAACTCTTGAGCTAATTCTAAAAGCGAATCCTCAAACTCTCGGAATCCCTTAACCTCAATCTTTCCCATTTGTCACGATCTTTTTGAAGATCAGATCGTTAAGACGAATCACATAATTTACAACTTCGTCTGGTGTCATATCTGGCGCATGATTCTCTGCGATCTTGTGGCAAAGGCTAATGTTGATGAGCCTCTGTTGAGGATACCCAAACCAGTTTTTGGAACCGGTCTGGGCTTGCGTGACTAAGTAAGCCAGCAAATCATCACTCGCTCTTTGCATGAGCTCTCAACACTGAAAGACAGACTGCTTCGGCCCCGCCGGGGCTGGCTTCCTGTAGGGCGGCATCCACCTCTTGTAAGGTAAAGGGATGCCCTTTTGCCATTGCATGAAGGTCGCCCCTGAATTCCGCCATCAGCGCTACTAATTCATCAAGTGTTGTTTGACCAGCCATATTGATTGCCTCGCGGATGAATCGTAAAAGTAACCTGAGCTTCTGCGCCCGGAGCTGGGTCAATCGTCCACTGCGATACACGGCCATTGAAGGCGTAGTTAACGATGTTTGTCCCATCTGTCGCTGAGATTACAAACGTACGGTCAATCGTACCGTTGTAAGCATCTGCGCGAAGCAAAAGAAGGTTTGTGTCTGCTGGATTCCATGCGGCCACAACGGTCATGGAAGTTGGCGCAGATTGAACTGGGATTTTGTCAGACTGACGCGACCCAGCAACCGAGAAGTTAGCAACCGCATCGTCTTGACCAAATGCAGGAATCGCCTCCACTGGAACCAAGTTACCAGAAACGGCAATTGCTGAAGTCGAAGCGTAAACGCTAAGGTTAGCTGTAGTTAAAACAGTGGGCGCAGCCCCCGGCTGGCAATATAGCGAGGCGCTGAAGCCGGGTAAAACTTTGTTGGGAAGAGCCATTTTTCACCTCACGAAGGAATGTCTAAAGTCGAGTCTAAAACAATTTGATGTAATTTTGAATCGTTGTCGTATGTGTGGAAAAGCCAATCAACGTCTACTTTCGCCACAAAAAATAAGCCGCCAAATGTTCCCTGATAGCCGTGGAGCGCGTCGACAATCTGCTGAGCTTTCGAGTAACAGTTCGCCATTTGCTGAGCAAAAACTGTCGCTTGAAAGACAGGTCGATCTATACCCTTGACCGATTGCGGCCCTGTGTAAACCGGCTGATGAACATCTCTAAGCTGCCAAGTAACAAATGTCGGCTCGGTTGCAAAGTTGCGGTTAAACACAGCATAGACCGGCGTGGGCGTACAAACCGTCGTTAGCTGCGCCTGTATTGCTTGGGCATACGTAACGGCTGAATTCTGACCCATCAGACTGCAACCGTTGGTTCGTTACGGTAACAAGTGAACGTTACCCATTGCCTATCGTCATGCTCGTAAACCTCAGCAATCCGCCAAGACTTTTCGCGAAAGGAAATGCTGTAAGCCTCTTGAGCGTCTGAGATCGTACGCATGTTGGGCGTGTAGTTCACGGTGAACTCAATCATATTGTCGTATTGCCGAAACTTCTCAAGCGTACGGATGCGGTTATGCACAGACTTCGTTTTTGCTCGCGTCTGAAACCATGCGGTCTCTGTCGTTGTCTGCTCGCCAAGATTGGTAAGCCCGAACGTCAGATTGTTGATGGTGATTTGATCGACGCGTAAAACCATCACATCACCAAAGTTTTATAGGGTCGCAATAACTGGTCAATCGCCCACGGAAGCTGATACTGCTTAGCCTCAGATATGGCAGACCGGTTATTGTAGAAATGCGTGAGAAGCATGAGACCAGCTTGCTTAACCACGGGATACTGGCCGATAACGCTGCCCTGAAGGGTGTACTGGCAGAGCATCGGAGCGGTCATGTAGGTGTTGACGTTATTAGGAACCTCGAAAAGAACTAACTTATTTCCCGTTGGGTCGTAGTAATACTGGGAGCTTGCAATCGTCGTAAGAACCGGAGGGTTTAGGTCGTTGTAATACTTGACCCAGTTGATCGTCACGCCGTTTTGCGAAACCTCGGGAAGATCTAGCGAAACCGGAGCCGCCATTAAACCCGAGATTAAATAAGAAGCCTGATACGTCACATTGAAGATTGGAACGCCTAAGTAATCCTCAATTGCCATCCGCGCTGCCAGCTCAAGCTGCGATAAAAACTCATCTTGAGACTCATCCGCAAACAAATTGAGCTGATTGGTGATTTCGTCGAGCGTAAGCCATTGCGTAACCGGATCGCGGTTACTTTGAATGACCTTCGAGTAGTTGAACGGGTTTCTAGAACCCGCTCCGAAATTACCTTGTAGCTGACTTGGCATATTAAGTCCCGATCAAACGAACGCCAGCGGTTACATCACGCACAGTCGAAACTAAACGCTTTTCCGCGTAGATCGTGATTGTCCCAGGCTGCGTCTGCTCCATGCGTTGCAGCGTCATCTCGGAATGGTCAACGATCCACATAAACCGGGGCCAGTTGGCTAGGTAAATGGGAGAAGCGCCGGCAGCGGGAGCATCCAAGTAGGGATTGGCAATAACCGGCCATCCCATGATGTTTACAGCAGGGCCTTCGCCTTCCTCGCCAACCTCAACAAGCGCATAAGAATTGCCGCTGTGCGTGTATTTCCTAAGCGTCTGGATCGCCGTGGGGTGCATCATCCACGCAGTTCCTGGCATCTTCCAAAACTGCCCCGGAAGAGCGTTAGCAACGTCCACAAGCGTTTCCCACTCAATGCCGCCTGAGTGCGTATAACCCACGGTGTTAAGCGTGTGTATGCCCGCTGTTATAGCCGTTCCTGACGTTCCGTAAGCAGCGGATGATCCAGCAGTACCAGCGTACATTTTCAAGCCTCTAAGGCCGTTTGTCGCGCCCGTAGAGGTTGTTGTCGATCCTGCTTGGTCGTCATTGATCGCCATTGATGCGGCTTCAATCTGGCTAAATTCCATCGCAAGATCTTCAGCGAGCGCTGCATCTAGACCATTAATGTCATCCATCGCTGCCGCGCGGATAGGCATCTGAGCGCTGATAACGCGCATCGGAAGCTGCCAAATGCTAGTGGCAATGTTGGGCGAACCTGAGTTAGCGTTTACCGTGTAACCCCAGGGGTTTGTAGAATTAGCCGCATTACCAGTCTTAACAACAAACTGAATATCCGAATCCGAGGTCATCGTCTGGTTAGCGTAAACCCGGAAAGGGTTCCAGTAACGCAGACTTGCAAATACATCTTCGTTAAATACCCGGCCACCAACGCCGGAGCCCGAGCCCGTGAGGGCTGAGGCTTCAGCGAGGTTCACCTTGGCTTTGCCCTCGTGGAGAGCCTGCTTAAGCCCTTCTAAAATCACCTGTTTCATAGTCTCTCCATAGAGGGAGAGGGCTTTCGCCCTCTTAAATTAAGCCGCAGTGCCGGTCGAGCGATAACGTACGCCAGCGTTAGGATCGCGCACAGATGTAGCTGCGCGAGTCTCGCCGTAGAACGTGATGCTTCCAGGCAAAGTCTGGTCGTAGCGACGCAGAACCATGCTCAGACGCATAACGATGGTGTGGAACAACTGCCAATCCGCAAAATACATCGGATAGTAGGAAGTCGTGCCAGCCGCGCCGGTTGTGGGCTGTGAAGGATTGTCGAGATACTTATTGACCACCACATCAAAGCCAAGCAACTTGCCAACGATGCCATCGTCACGGCTGAGACCGTCGATGTAGACCGGACGCTTCTGATCGTCAACCAAACCACGGATGCCCTGCAACAAGATTGGGTTAATCATGAATCGAGCTGTTGGGGTCCAGTATTGCTGCGGCAAGCTGTAGATGAAGTTAACAACGTCTTTATAGACAATGTTATTTGCACCGACAGTGTTTGCGTTAGTCGTCAACTGGTCATAGGTTGCAAGGTTATGCAGACCGTTCGTGGTTGCAGTACCCGAGGTCCCGAAAGAAGCCGTGGAAACTGTGCCGCCCGTGTAGGTTGCATTTGCGCCGCCATATTGATCCAGGCCTCGCAAACCGTCAGCGCCACCCGTCGATACCGAGGTTCCGGTTCCCGATTGATCGTTGTTCTGGATCATCGAGGTTGCCATCGCCTGTTGGAACTCAAGCAGCATATCGTCAACAACGTTGGGCTCAAGACCATCAATATCATCAAGCGCAGCCGTTCTGATTGGGAACTGTGCGTTCAAGTCTTTGAGGATCACCTGCCAGATCGACGTTGCTTCAGTCGTTGGTGCGCCGTTATTTTGGACCGTATAGCCCCACTGAGCGCCAGCGTTACCGGTCTTGACGCGGAACTGATAGGCCGAACCGTCAGTTGCAACGATGCGGGAAAGATCCATCATCGGGTTTGCAAGACGCTTAGCGACAAACACGGGATCGTAAGCGGTACGGCCACCAACGTCATAACCAGAAGCGGTAAGCGCAGATGCTTCACGAATATACCCGTCGAACTGATCGACCGATTCAAAGATCTTAACTTCGCGCTCAACTTGATTGCCACCTTTAACGTACTCTTTGAGCACATCGCGGAAGCGACGGTTTGCCTCACCACGAACAGTCTTGTGGATTGGACGAATGATGGAAGGAGCGGCAATCTTTGCCTCAAGAGCGGCAAGTTTTTGCTCGGTTTCTGCTTTGACTGCCTGAACAGCTTCGGTAACTTGAGTCTTTACAGCCTCAGCGGTTTCAGCAAGTTTTGCAGCGTTAGATGCTTCGATTGCATCCAGTTTTTCAATAACTTTTTCAAGCATGATGATTTCCTTTATCGGGTTGCGATTGCCTTTAGCAGCTCGCGGTATTGGAGCGCTTCCAGCAGTTTCACCGCTGCGTCCGACTCACTCGGATTAGCGGGTTGAGAAGTTGTCACGGCAGCGTCACGCTGCTCTATGATCGACTTCAACAAGCCGGATGCAGCGGCTGCATCCTTTCGAGAAAGCCCAGCATCACGCAGCGCTTTTTCAATCGTTCTGGGGTTTGGTTTATCCCCCATCCAATATTCAAGTCTTGAGATCTCAGCTTTGGGATTGTTGGGATTCATCACAATCGAAACCTCAGCCAATCCGCCCTTCATGATCTGAAAGAAGCTGTCAGGATCGTCTGTTGGCTCGCCGTTCTCATCAACCATCTGGTATTCATCAGCGTAAGCACCAACAGAGACACCACCGACCATGCGCGGCGATTCCTTCATGATCGTATAAAGATCCGATCCTGCCGTGGTATTCAAGAAAAGTTTCCCGGTTCCGGTCATGCCTTCGTCGGTAATGTCGAACTTAGACCATTCGCCCACGGGCATCATGTCTGAGCTGTGCTGGAAATACATGGGAAGTGGTCTGCCGGCTTCCATCCAGACTTCGTGCCACATCTCAAACGCCGCTGGTGTGTAGAAAAAACGCCGACCGTCTGCGCCTTCTCTTGCGCCCCAAGTTGTCAGGGTTGCTTCGATCTCGCCGGTAGGTTCGCCGGTTGCCTCATCAGCCATACGGCCAAGCTCAACCTTTGCCTCGGTGAAGAATTGAACATGTTTCATAGTTGCCTCACATAAACCTAAATGGTGAACCGACCGAGCTTCTTTCCAGTATCCGCTGCGCCGAATGGAGCATCACATCGTCTACATTTGCTGGCATCAAATTCATTTCCTGTATGACTGCTGGCGGCGATTGATACCACTGCATAATTTTCTCAACCGTCCCTTTAGACCTCTCACGCGCTCTTTCTAAGCAAACCTCCAAACCTGGATCAATTAAAACAAACTCAACGCGTCGGTTTCTGTAAAGCGCAATGTTTTCTTGTTTAGGGCTTGTGTCGATAATATAAGCATCCGATTTTAAGCCTTGAAATATTCTTCGTATTGCAGCCTCTCTTACAGCAAAAGCCACTTCTCTTATGTCGCCGGTTGATCTATGGCTAACCATCGAACCAAGCGCTTTAGCTAACGAATCAAAATCGACAACTACATCATCCGGTCCACGCACTTTCTTTATATAAGTGCTTTTGCCTGAGCAGGGAGCGCCAATAACTACTTTAACTTTTCCGCTCATTTACCCGCTCTTTTTCCTGTCGTTTGCCATCAACCTGCTTCGGCGGCGGTTTACGCTTTGCCGCTTCATTTTTAAGACGCTGAAGAACATCCTTAAGCATTACCAGCTCGCCCGGTCTTACCTATGACCTTAAGATTTCCACCGCCGCCAGTATCCTGCGGCGAAGAGCCGGGAATAGGCTTATCAACGCCACCGGCAGCAAGCAGAGAATCACCATCATCCACGCTATCAAGCCCAAGATAGTCTCTAGCTTCGTTGGGCGTGAGAATGCCATTCTTAACCCCCGCCACAACATAGTTCATCTGATCCAGCGGAGCGCCCTTCAGGAAATCCTGCGTCTGAAACTGCACATACAGATTTGGATAGCCACCAAGAAGGCTGGTCTTTAACTTCTGCTCAATGTTCGTAATGAACGGCATCATGGTCGACTTGTAGAACTCGTCAAGCATGGTCTGCGTGTTGTTGTACTTCGACTCACCGACTCCAATCATCGCCGGCGGAACACCAAACAAGCCAGCAATCCGCGCCATTGTTTGTTTCTTGAGTTCTCGCGCATCTACGTCTTGCAGCGTCAAGGGCTTAATACTTTCGTACATCATACCTTGGTCTAAGAGCATCGACTGCCCAGGCTTGCTCAAGTCTGAGGGCTGGCTGTTTAGCATGTTCGTCCATGCTTCTTTCAGCCGCGCCGCAATCTCTTTGAACTTTGAATCAGGTATGACTTGCTCGGTACGGAATAAGCCAGAAGGCTTTGCGCCGTTAAGCATGATGAAGTTAGAGTAAAGATCAATATCCTGATCTAGCGAAATCAGCTCGACAGCCTGCAAGCGGTTAAACGAAGAAGAACCCTGCCAAGGCTCGCTCTTTACGTGCATAACCTGGAAGTATTGCAAGGGCTCGTCTTTGTTAAACCCGTAAGAAGAGCTTGTAAGCGTATAAAACGGGTATCTCGTCTCAGATATACGCGGGACAATTAAGGTCGAGTCGAGAACGTAGACTTCAAGCGGAACCTGTTGCGGATCGGCTTCGTTCTTTCTCCAGAGTAGTACGAAAGTCTCACCGGCTAGTTCATGCCACATCGTGAACTGATACCAGAACTCGTATTGACTTTGGAAGTTATTAGGCTGAGCAAGAAGGTTAAGAATCGACTTTGCGCGGTTTTTTTCCCGCTCAGGAACCCCAGGTTCCGTCTGTGTATCAACCAAAGTACCGTCAGCTTGCCGCGACATGATCTTTACTGGCAGTTGTGCAAGCGCTCTAGCCTTGGTTCCGACGCAAGCCATGACTGTCGAATTCCTGGCAAGCGTTGTAATGTCAAGCGAACGTCCAGCTTCGTTGACAGCAGATGTCGTTACATAGAGAAGCTGATTAGATCCGTAGCCTTGCCCCTTGCCTCGGAGCATGACGTTATTACCCAAAACAGTGTTGCCGAACAACGAATTCGACTCATTTTGGGTTGGTTTCTTGCGGAATCTGTCGAATATGCCCATTTTCAGCCCTAAAAGACCCTGAATCCGTATGATTCAGACGGCATCGGATTGTCTAAGCTACAGTGCATGGCGATAATAAGGGCAACGATCCCGTCGACCTTTGCGTGTCGGTCAACTCCGGCCTTTTTGACCTTGATGTTGCCCTGCACATCTACAAACACTTCGCAGTTTCCCAATTGGTGGCCTAAAAACGGGTTGCCATCGTGTTTGATTTTATGGCCTAGAATAAGCCGCTCTACATGTTTGGAAGGGTTAGAAAGTACCGCCATACCCTGCCCAACTTTTTTAACCGGCATCCCAGCTTCGTATAGTCGCGCAACCAGCGCAGCCGCATTATATGCGTCGTAGCCAACCTCACGAACGTCGTATTTCTGGCTTTGCCCCAAAATATACTCCGAAATTTCGCGGTCGTCCATAACATTGCCTTCGGTCAGATGCAAAATGCCCGAATTAATGGCTTGTCTAAAAATATCCTGATAATGCGCTGGCAATAAATCAAACCCATCCTCGGGTAAAAAGAACTTCCACTCGGCCTCGTAATCATCCTCGGCATAACGCTTAAGCGTACAAACCGCGTTGAGATCTCGTGTTGCCGCTAAGTCAAAACCGATAAATACAGCCTCGGGCTCACGGTCTGTAAGACCCACGGCCTCATCCCAGTGCGATCTGTCTACCCACGCGGTCTCGGCGGAGACGTAAACGTTTAATGTCTTGCAGAGAAACTCGTTGAGCGCTGCCGGCTTAATCTTTGCTTCTTCACATCGCGCGGCAATTGCATCGTGTGAGACTGAAATGTTGTGCATCGGATTGGCTTTATGCCAGACCGTCGGGTCTCGCCAATCATCACCAGCATCCAACGAATAAAGCAAACCAAACCATCGCGGGTTATCCGGTACATCCTGATGAAGAATATGCTCCATAACCTGGAGATCTTCAAAGAACTTTGTATCGCGGGTAAAAGAAGCCGTGGTTATATATAGCCGCAGCGGATTCGCTCGCGCTACCATCCCAGAGTGCAAGACCTCAATCGTATTCCTGTCGACGATCTGCGAAGCCTCGTCGATGATCGCGCAAGAAGGGTTGAGCCCGTCACCCGTTCGCTTGGTATCCCGCGAGAGCGCTTTGAACACCGACTGAGAGTCGCCGTTTTTTACTATCGTGAACTTGCCGGGAATAAAGAGACCAGAGACCTCTCTGGGAAGGGTTTCAATAAATCCCTTAGCGGTAGTGAAAACGATTGACGCCTGGTCTCTGTTAGTCGCTACCGTGTAGACCTCCGCGCCAGCATCGCCAAAGGCGAGCTCGTAAAGAGCGATCAGAGCGGTAAGCGTTGACTTTCCAGCCTTGCGCGGGATGTAAACAATGACATCCTGAACCATGCGCTTAGACCGATCTCGTTTAAGACGGAATCCATAGATTGCGCAGATGATGAGTATCTGAAAGGGCTCAAGGTTTACAGGTTGCCCTGCCCACTGACCCTTTACATGCCGGCAAAGACTCGTGAACTGTAGAAAGTGATTAACCGCGCCGGGATCAAAGACATATTCCCACTCTTTGTTTTCGAGGTGGTTTAGAAACCGCTGGCAAGCAAGACGGACGTTTCGGCAAGCATTGATCTCGCCTTTCGCTACCGCCGCCGCGTAAGTAATGCCATCTTCTAATCTCATGTTCCGAATTTAGGACCGCTAAGAAAGTCGTTTATCTTTTTATCTTCTGTCTTGTTGGTTGCTAATCTAGATTTAGGTGTTAAGCCTAATTCGTTCATCAGCTTGATCGCATGGATAACCGCATTATTAGCGATTGCGATATGTGGATTTGGTGCAGCGGTTTTACCGCCGTTCGTGTAAACCACTAGCTCCCCAGTTAGCATTTCTTGTCGAGCGTTAACGTAGATCTGGAGCTGGTCAGCAAGCATGATGAGCGTATGCCGATCTTGAGCGCTGCCAATCCCGTAAACCTGATACAAATATTCGGCAGTCTCTTCGACAAACTTAGCCGCATTGAAAGCGCTTGGGTTTTGCGCCCACTCCGCAAAAGGAATCCTTTGCTTGATTTGCTCAGGCAACTTGGTTCCCATTTTTGTCCCTTTGGTTCCGTGTATCGCGTGAACCTCAACCGGAATTCGAGCAGTCATGACATGTCCTTTTTTGCGTCTTGCGTTTAGGGAATTCCCTATTTTGGACGAACCCCCCTATAAAAGTTACCTTGCAGAAAGTTAGG